ATGCAACCATTGGATCGGTCTTTATTGAAGATGCAGATATATTCACAGAACCACAGCCATATCCATCCTGGTCATTAGATGCAGAATACAAATGGCAACCGCCAGTACCACAGCCAGAAGGCGCGTGGTATTGGAACGAAGAAAATACAGAGTGGGTCGAAGTAATAGACGATGCAGTAGAAGAAGCTTAGGAGAGAACAATGGGAATCAGCACCCGGCAAGTCACCGTCACCACAGAGCCAACCTTGCTCGTTGATGCGACCCAAGAAGCAGAGACGGTCTATCTTCACAGCTCATCGGGCCAATGCTTTATCGGTAACAGCGATGTGACCACAGCGACCGGATACCGCATGGATAACGGCGACAAGATCACCATTGAAAATAAAGCAAACGGAATCTGGGGCATTACAGCATCCGGAACCGTCACGATGCAAGTGATGGCCATTGGGAAATGACCGCCCAGGATTACGCAGCTCTGACGGTTTCCTTGATTACGATCGGCGGAGCCTTTATCGCGATGACCAGATGGCTCGTAAAGCATTATTTGGCAGAGCTTAAGCCAAACGGCGGCAGCTCGATGAACGATCGCATGACCAGGGTCGAAACCAGAATAGACGAGATATATAGCCTGCTTCTAGAAAATAACAAGGGCAAAGGGGGAAGACGATGAACCAAAGAGACAAGATGATCGAGATCGCGAAAGCAGAGATCGGATACATCGAAGGGCCAGCCGATAACCAGACGAAATACCAGAAGCCAAAGCAAGCATGGTGCGGAGCCTTTGTGAACTGGGTGGCAAAGTCCGCCGGCGTAAGAATTCCAAATTGCACCTACACCCCGGCAGGGGCGGTCGCCTTTATGGACAAGAACAGATGGCAAGACGCAGCTGCGGCAACGCCAGAGCCGGGAGACATCGTGTTCTTTGATTTCCCAGGCGACGCGCTCGATCGCATTTCCCATGTTGGGATCGTGATCGCAAATAACGGCGATGGCACAGTGACCACAATTGAAGGCAACACCAGCCCCGACAAGAAGGGCGATCAACGCAATGGCGGCGAAGTCTGCCGTAAGATCAGGGCGTACCAGAAGAAGAACCGGGGCAAACTCAAGCCATCATTGGCCGTCGCCATTGTCGGCTTTGGAAAGCCAAACTTTAAGGAGACAGAATGAACCAGGCAAAGCTAGAAGCGATCGTAAAGACTTATCTACGAGCAGCAGCGGCAGCAGCGGCAGCTCTTTATTTAGCAGATCCGAACCAGCCACTAAAGAATTACTTGGTGGCAGGCTTAGCAGCGGTCGCAGGGCCAGTACTTAAGGCACTCGATGGCAAGGCAACCGACTTCGGACGCGGAGCAAAGTAGTCGATGAATCGGGGGGATATTCTTCAAGAAGCAGCTCGACTCACAGCCAAAGATCGCCAGAAGACATACGGCGATCCAACCGTTAACCATTGCAGAATTGCAGATTTATGGACGACATATCTAGGCCAGCAGATAACCCCACAGCAAGTGGCAATCTGCATGGCGCTGGTTAAAGTCGCACGATTGATGGAGACAGAGACAGAAGACTCATTTATCGATCTTGCGGCATACGCAGCGATCGCCGGCGAGATTGCGACAAGCAAATGAAGGAAATGATTATCCTCGTACCGACAAGAGGACGCCCGAGCAACGCAGTCGAATTGCTCGCAGCTCATGACAAACTCTCCACGCATTCAGAGATCCTCTTCGTCATCGACGCAAACGATCCAGAGCATGACCAGTACGAATTCGAAGTCGGCGCAGACAAGTGCATGACAATCGAGAACGAAACCCGGGGCATGGCTTACCCAATCAACAAAGCAGCAAGTGCGATCGTAAAGAAGGGCGAATATAAATACTTCGCCTTCCTCGGCGATGACCATCGCCCACGCACAGCCGGGTGGGATGAGCTTCTTATCCAGGCAATGCAACGGCGGCCGTCAATGGCCTACGGCAACGATTTGCTGCAAGGGGAACGACTTCCAACCATGATCACGATGACAAGTGACATCGTCAAAGCGCTTGATGGAATGGTTCCGCCAAAGATGAAGCATTTATATCTTGATAACTTCTGGAAGAAACTCGGCCAGGATTTAGGAGCGATCACTTATCTCGATCATGTTATCGTTGAGCACATGCATCCGGTTGCAGGCAAAGCCGAATGGGATGAGGGATACAAGGAAGTCAACGCGACCGAAATTTATTCATTCGATGCGCTTGCTTACAAGAACTACATCGAGAGCGAAGCCTACGAATTGCTCAAGCGCAAACTAAAGCCATGAAGCAGCTCATCGCTTACTCCTTATACGGCAACCAGGAGCGATACACGATCGGTGCGATCAAGAATGCAATTCTGGCCACGCGACACTTTAAAGGATTTACGCTGCGCTTCTACACAGGGGCCTCGGTTCCAGAATCCATCAAGCAAACCCTTCAGCTCTTCCCCCATGTGCAGCTCGTAGAGCAAGAAGGGCCAGAAGACCACACAGCCAAACTCTGGAGATTTCAGGCTTTGGCAGATCGAGAATTTGACATCGTTCTCAGCCGCGACGCAGACGCCAGGCTGACGCACCGGGAACGGATCGCACACGAAGAGTTTCTAGCAAGCGGCCTCGATTTCCACATTATGAAAGACCACCCCACAGGCCACGATTACCAGATCAGCGCCGGCATGTTTGCAGCTCGAACCAGGGCAATCCCGGACGATTTGCAGGAGACAGAAGAAGCCAGGGATTACTACACCGCCGATCAGGACTGGCTCGCGGCCTACATTTGGCCCTTGATCAAGGACAGCGCCCTGATCCACGATGAGAGCTACCAAACGCCCACAGAAGGGCGCAGCAAGCGCCGGCCATTCCCGATCGTAAAGAGGGCAACCTTGCACCACATCGGCGCAGCTCTTGAAGCAGATGACCGCTTTGTTTTCAGCATTGACCAGGCGATGGCAAAGGCCGAGACAGGAAGCGACAAATACATGGCAGAATGGCTGCTATGAAAATTCTTATCACAGGAGATGCCGGCTTTGTTGGCCGGGCTTTCCACAGAGCGCTCGATAACAAAGGCCATGAGATCACCGGCATCGACATCGCAAACGGCCTAGATTGCAGGGATTTCTTCAAGAAGGACGACACCAAATACGATGTGGTTATTCACCTCGCCGCGATCGTCGGGGGCCGCGCCTTGATTGAAGGGAACCCTTTGGCAGTCGCCAGCGACCTCGCGATCGACAGCGACATGTTTCAGTGGGCGGTGCGAACCAAGCCAAAGCACCTCGTTTATTACAGCAGCTCGGCGGCTTATCCGATCTATTTACAAAGAGCTGCATACAAGCAACGCCTCCGAGAAGGCGACATCAATCTCGATCACATTCGCACGCCAGACTTGAGCTACGGATGGGCAAAATTAACCGGCGAGACTTTGGCCGGATACGCCAGAGCAGAGGGCATCAAAGTGACCGTCCTGCGGCCATTTAGCGGCTACGGCAGCGACCAGGCGCTCGATTACCCATTCCCATCCTTGATCGCACGCGGCAAGGCCAAACAGGAGCCATTCGAAGTCTGGGGAACAGGCGAGCAAGTCCGCGACTTTATCCACATCGACGATGTGGTTGCGGCTACCTTCGAAGCGATCACAAACCACATCCAAACATTGAACCTTTGCACCGGGCGAGCGACCTCATTCATCCAGCTCGCAGAGATGATCATGTTGCAGCAGGGATACCTCGCACCGATCAAGAAGCACCCCGGCAAGCCGAGCGGAGTCGAATACAGAGTCGGCGACCCCACGAAGATGCTCCAGATTTATGAACCAAAGATCAGCCTCGAAGAAGGAATCGCCAGGGCGCTGAAGGGCGAATAAAGACTATTCGGAGATTATTCGGCCATAATTTAGCGATCATTGAGCGATGATTAAGGCCAGATTGAGCGATCATTGAGCGATCATTGAGCGATCATTGAGCGATGATTAAGGCCAGATTGAGCGATGATTGAGCGATGATTGAGCGATGATTGAGCGATGATTGAGCGATGATTGAGCGATGATTGAGCGATGATTGAGCGATGATTGAGCGATGATTGAGCGATGATTGAGCGATGATTGAGCGATGATTGAGCCATGATTAAGGCCAGATTGAGCGATGATTGAGCCATGATTAAGGCCAGATTGAGCGATGATTAAGGCCAGATTGAGCCCCCATGAAGAAACCCCCCACCGCCGTCTACAAAGCGATGGGGGGCTTTCTTCGTCCCTATTTCAGATCGGACGGATCCCGAATCGGGTGCATTATTCGAGCGATCTGCCGGTTGCCCCAAAATACAAGCAACCAGTTAGGAAGAGTGGGAACGCGCAGCTCCTTCCGGGGCAGCAGCACGATCAGGAAAGACCACAGGCCAAAGGCCAGGCCAAAGGCAAACCAGAACCAGATACGACGGCCGTAGGCAAGGGCCAGAACACCGGCAACAGGGGCAATGAGAAGGTTCCACCAGCTCATCGGATATAGGCTTTCAGAGCATCCACGATGACCTCGCTGACCGATTTCTGATCAGCGGCAGCCTTCGCTTTGACAGCAGTCCACAGGGAATCAGACACCCGGACAGAACGCGCTTTCTTAACGGCCATTAGAGATCACCTCGTCGATCATGGCAGAGCAGGATCCGTAGCCAGAACCAGTCCAGCAGAGATCGCGAGTGCCATAGGTCAAGGCCACCAGTGCAACCAGGGCGACGACAAAGGCGACGCGACGACGACGCACAAACTTGCGATCCATTCTCATGACTTCACCTGGCGCAAAACTTCCAGATAAGAAGGCAGAGCAGACAAGACATTCACCAAGACCGCCTCCATCAATTCAGGATCCTGCGAATCGGCTGCATCGACAAGATTGCGACCAGCCAAAGTCATAGCACTATCGATATCGATAAGAAGAGCTTTCATTGCACCCATTTATTTACCTTTCACTAAAGAGGAATGCAGCTCTGCGCAACCAGCACAAACCGGAGCGCGGAACTGCTCGCCTTGATCGTAGCGATACCAGCGATAGACAACCTCGGCATCTTTGCCGCACATTTGACACTTACTCATTATTTTCTCCATTCGCTAATTGAGCCTCGAAACAAGGCAGGCAGATGTTCATCTTCTCGATCGATCTAAATGTTTCTTTACATCCGATGCAAACGCATTCATGCATGTCGTACCAGCTCATGACTTCACCAGGCAGATACCAAAGAAGTGCTGGCTTTTGATTTCAGCAATGGCCGCCGCCTTCGTTGGCGCATCCTCGATCACAAAATTATCAAACCAGTTAGGAACCAGAGCTCCATTTACAGAGCGACAGTCGGAACGGTTGTAAACATCCCATCCATCCTCATGCTTCCAGTAAACAAGATCGCAACACTTCGTTTTCATTTTCTTACCCCCATCGACTGAGACATTCGCTCTTTGCCGATAAGAGAATCTTGGCATACCGTCAATACAAAGAGCAATACGAAACACCAAAAATTATGCTGTTTTTTTCCTGTGAATGCCATGATCAGCGACCATCCCATGCAGCTCGTGGGGCATAAGGGGAGACAGAAGAGTGCGAGCCGATTTCAGAGGTCGCGATCCAGACGATGCCCAGGCCATCTTCGGCATCTTCGTCATCTTCGTCGTCATCTGAATCGACAAGCGATACGCAATCGATGACAGCAGTCAGGGGATAGGAAGGCTGAGTAGCGATCATGACATCGCGATCGCCCAGGGCCGGGAATTCATCAACAAGATCCTGCAGCTGCTCGATGAGATCGTTAAGAGTCATTATGAAAGAAGTCCCTTCGCGATAGAAGAGATAAGAACAGAAGAGATAACAGCGCCAGACAATTCTGCATGGCCTACAAGTTCCCAGTTCTTATACTTGTAAATAAATATGTGAGTATCTTCGGCAACGATGCGAACACCATCACGAAGGCCGCCAACATTCTTTGAATAAAATTCGTAATAACCAGGAGCAACAAGATCGACACCGCCGTACTTATTATCAATAGGAAGATCGCACTCGCCAGAGATCGCAAGCTCGGTAGCAGCTTCAACGATTACATCTTCAAGATTTAGGACTGACATTTATTTAACCTCCCCAAAAGCGCGAGTACAAACATATGCACACTTTGAATCCATCGTATCGATATCGGCCTGGATCAAAGCGAGCTGCAAAGTTTCTACAAATCTCTTCAATTGGATTTCTGAATCGCAATCGATCATGATCGATCCACCGCCACGCTTTGTGACGACAAGATCGATCTTCATGCCAGCAGCTAGATCGCGTAACTCTTTAACAGTAACGACTGACTTTGTAGCCATTTTATTACCCCCATCGGCTGAGACATTCGCTCCTTGCCGATAAGAGAATCTTGGCATACCGTCCATACAAAGAGCAATACGAAACACCAAAAATTATGTTGTTTTTTTCCTGTGAATAACCGGCTCCTGAGCGTGAAATGCCCCGGCCCAGGCGCAGCTCCGGCGTGGCGATGGCCACAAACGCCTGGATCAGGGCAGAATTAGGCAACCAGGGCCAAAGGCCCACAAACAAGGGGGAACCAGTGCAAACGCAATACTTCATCTTTGCAGGGGCAATCGCCATCTGCGGAATCCTTTATTTATTACTCAAGCTCGAAAGCGATCCGATCAACAAAGAGATCGAAGAAGTAGATCGCTACGAAGCACAGCAAAAGCGAATCAAGAAGGCGCTCGATAAATGAGTTCAGATCGTCGCCCATTGTTTTCAGTTCACACAAATGGCGAAGGCCGCATCGCTTTATATTTAGAAGAGCAAGATGCAGTTCTTGATTTGCTGGAAGAAGCAGGCAAAGAAGCAAACGGCGACTACATCGCAGCTTTGCATCGAGCAGCACACATCAATCAAATCTCACCAGACAGCAGTCAATGGCTCGAGTACGACAAGATGCGACAATTGCTTCCGGCGACAGTTTTACTGATTGCATCGATGACAGAAAATGAAGCGCTTGATTTAGCACAGGACATCGTGCGCAGCGTTGCAGCTCGAAGAAGCCCACGATTGGAGATCGTAAAGTAAATGGCAAATCCAAATGGACGCAAAGGCGCACTCTTCGAAACAGATGTAATGCGATGGCTGCGATCCGTTGGAGCAATTGCGGAACGACTCACAAAAGCCGGCAGCAAAGACGAAGGCGATATCGTCGCGATCGTTGCAGGCAAGACTTACATCTTGGAATTAAAGAATCGAAAGAACATCTCACTCCCGGCGTTTTGGGAAGAAGCAACGACAGAAGCAAGCAACTATGCAAAGGCCAGAGGACTAGAACAAACTCCGCCGGCGTATGTCATCATTAAACGACGCAATGCAGGGATTGAGAAGGCCTGGGTTGTTGAGAATTTGGAGCAGTGGGTAAAGCGCAATGATTAGAACCAAAGACTTCCTACCATTTGTGCAGCTCTTCGAAAATGCAGCCTGCGCCGAATTAGAAGATCTAGATTATTTCTTCCCGGAAGGGAATGCAGAAGAGGTAAAGCGCCTCCCCAAACTTCGCGCCATCTGCGGAGCTTGTATCGAAAGAAAGGAATGCTTGGCATACGCCATCAAAGAAGAGATCCCTTATGGCATCTGGGGCGGCAAGACGCCGACTGAGAGGGGCCATAACTTGAAGCGCAATGAGAAGATCGAGCGACAGAAGCTGATCATCAAACTCCGCGATCAAGGAATCTCTACCGAAGAGATCGCCATGAAAGTAGGCATCAGAGTGACCCAGGTTTATCGGGTCTTCACTGAAGCAAACAAGGCGAGAAAGCGAGAAGACCAATCAAACCAGCAGACAAGTACAGCGTGCGCAGATTTGCCGTCATCGTCGGAATCAGCGCAATGACCAGCACGATCGCAAGCACAGCACTTAATCCAACCCCGGCGATCCCGGTGGTTTATACCGAGCGCACAGCGATGCAAGACATCGACCCAAAGCAGCTCGCAAAAGAATTGCTCGAACCAGAGCAATACAAATGTTTCACGCAGCTCGTCGGCAAGGAAAGCGCCTGGCGATCAGTGAACAATCCAACATCAAGCGCAGCAGGGGTGGGCCAGCTTCTCGCCGGCACATACCGAAATCTAGGGATGCGACACCCCGAGAGCCGGGTCGCACAAACCATCGCAGCCTTAGCGTATATTGGAAGAAAATACGGATCCGGTGGCCCATGCGCAGCGTGGAAACATTGGAAACACCAAAAGCAAAAGACCGGCTACGGCTGGTATTAAGGGGGGAATGATGAGTACAGAAGGAAGCATCGGTATCGTCGACTTTGACGATGGCATCGCGCAATGGCTAGAGCAGTACAAACATGCCAAAGAAGAGATCGCACGATGGACAGAGATATCAGACATCGCCAGAGCGCATCTTGAAAATGCAATGGGCGATGCAGAGACAGCTCTATACAACAACAAGCCGGTCGTGCGATGGACACGCGTCGAAAGCCGCCGATTTGACACAAAGAAGGCACGCGAAATCTTGCCACAGCAAGTGATCGATGTCCTCGAAATCGTAAGCAGCTCAAGGCGCTTCACGATTGTCGATCAGGAACAGCAATGAGCCTGCCGACAATTCTGCCATCGATCGATGTGCCAGAGGTTCCAGAATGGCCCTACGACGACGAAGAGGACGACGAATAAATGTTCGTATCACCGCACGCACCAGGCAAAGCACTCGGCGATGAATTGGCAGCAATCATCACGAAGGCAGGCACATGGACACCGAGATCAAAGCAGGTCTACATCGGGCCATCTGAGATCGGGCATTCATGCACCAGACGGATCGCTTACAAACTCCTCGACTGGGATAAATCAAACGAGATCCCAGGGGGCGGAAACTGGGCGGCGCAAGTCGGCACAGCGATCCATGCGCACCTGGCCGATATCTTCGGCAAACTTGAAGACTTCGAAGTCGAACAGAAGGTCACCATCCGGGCCAATCTTTCAGGAACGGTGGACTTATTCGACAAGCGGCGCGGCATTGTTATGGACTGGAAAACCACAGGTAGCACAGGGCTAGAGAAGCGACGCAAAGAGGGAGCAACAGATCAACAGCTCGTTCAAGTCCAGCTCTACGGCTACGGCAAGGCGCAAGAAGGCGCAGAGGTCAAGCAAGTCGCCCTGGTTTATTTACCGACAAGCGGCAGCCTTGATGACATGCATGTCGAGCTGCACGATTACGACGAAGCCGTTGCGATCGCAGCGCTGGCCAGACTCGACACCGTCTACGGATTGCTTGCAACCGTCGATGTCGAGAACAGCCCGGAACTTTGGCAATTAATTCCAGCAAGCCCCGATCGGCTCTGCAATTACTGCCCATACTTCCAACCTTTCAGTAAAGACTTAGCAAAGGCATGCAACGGAGATACCGAAGCAAAATGACAAAGGAATTCATCACAAAGGCGCACTATCCAAACGACGACATCGGCGAGATTATTCGAACACACAGATCAAGCTATGGTTTATGTTCGGAGTGCAGCACAAACGAAAAGCACATCGCATATCCATGCAATCCGATACAGGAACTTGAAATCCCTGAGAAGACAATAAGCGACATCCGCAAAGAGATGATCGAATCAGAGTTGGAAAACCAACAAACAAGTAACACCAAGACAAAGGGGGAAAGAGATGACATTCTCTGAACTAGCAACAGGCGGCGACCAGCCAAAGGTCGCAGATTTAGCAAACCAATTGCTGATCATCGAACCAACAGAATACAAAGCAAGCATCACCACAGTGCATGGCGATACAGATGCGATCGAAGTCAATGTGACAAACCTGGACACAGGCGAGATCCACGAAGGGCTTCTCTTCTTCAATGTTGCACTCAAGAATGCGCTGAAGAATAAAGTCGGCCAGAAGGTTCTGGCACGCATTGGACAAGGAACAGCAAAGCCCGGCAAGTCCGCGCCCTGGATCCTGATCGATGCAACAAGCAACCCGGCAGACTTAGCAAAGGCAAACGCCTTCGTTGGCAACGCCGGAGCGAAGCCTGCGGCCGCGCCAGCTGCGGAGCCAAAGCAAGTGGTTACAGCCGATGGTTTGACACCAGAGGTAATTGCACTCTTGGCACAGCTCGGAGCAAAACCGGCGTAATATAGGAACTTCCCGAGCAACACCTTCCACTCGGGGAAGGCGCGTGGGCCAGGCGGCCATAGGGGAAATGGATCGGTTCGAGTCCGATCACACGCACATGAGTAAAGACGCGCAAGGAACGATCGCTGCATGGCTTTGGAAATATTATGAGTACGGATTACCAGATACGCCAGGACGAATAGCAAAGGGGATCGTGCAAGAACTTCAGTCGCAAGGATTTGTGATTATTGAAAACAGCAATCCAGATGGAGCAATAGCAAGAGAATCAACAGGGGGTAACAATGGAAGAACAGAACCGGACGCTTCAAGCAATCATTGATGAAATCGATGTATGGCAACGACGGCCCACGCCGGAGTCATACAAAGACTTATGCTGCGCCATCGAAAGAGAGCGCGGATTTCAGGAAGGCCTG